TTTTTTCTCATTGATCTTTTTTTCGGTTTTTTTCTCCCTCCTTGGTTTTTGTTTTTACTTATAATGCTAATAATTTCTTTAATAGTTTTTAATCTGGATTCAGAATTAGTAAAACTAGAAATCTGGTTATAGTTGGAGGGGATGCTGGTTGTAGTTAAAGCCGGCGCCATTTGTTGAGGCAGTGTTAGCGGCGAATAGCCAGGATTAACACCGTCGTTATCGTTTCTATCATGTAATTCCTTCTTAACACTTTGTTCTTTAGTATTATCAAATTTTTCTTTTTTTATTTTTTCTGACATCTATATTTTATAAATAGAAAATAATTAATGATAAACCATTGCAGCTTGTATTTCTTCTAAACATAAATTTATTGTTGAAACAAAATTAACATCAGTAGCATAGGTTGTCTTTAAATTACGAAGCCCCGCCGACGCAGATAATAAATGTCCGCGAACACGGGGATCGCGTTCGGCAATAGTAATCGCACTCTTTATTACATCGTTGATTTTTGTTAAAGAAATTGCACGCGAATCACGATTCCACAATCGTCGCATAGGTCTAAGTGGTCCGCGTGGTTGAATATTCGGGGTTTTTTCGGTATCACCAACCCAACTCAATGTATCGCCTTGATTTAATTGCGATAACACTTCAAGCGTAAGAAGTATTGATTTTTCGTCTAAATATTCGCATTCTTTATCGGACATAATATATTATTATAAAGATATAATTATTCAAGTAAAAACGTATTCCACAACAAAATGCTGGTCGGTAATAAAATCGCCATGATAATCATGTATTTTACCACCGGATACAATATTTGGCAACTTTTCTCCAGTCGCGCCATTAATCGGATCTACAATATTAAAATGCGTGTAATTTTCTACAATATTCGCAACACCATAAGATAATGTGTGCCGCAGTTTATCGCCGGCAATAAAGTTTATAGGAACCCAATGATTATTATTATCCGACGGAGCAATGGAAGAATATGCTCCCCCACTTGCATCATTAATAGCAGAAAATACCCTATTAATTAACAAATGGTCTCCTGAATTCAATAAATTATATAATAAACCACGGACAATATTCTTCTTATCTAACGAAGTATTATTCAATGGATTTTCAAATGTTCCTCCATTAAATAATTTTTCCCGAATTATCGTATTCAACGAACCATCTAAATTTGCATAATGCTGCAATATTGTTTCTTTGTTTTCAAAAATATCATTGCTTACATATGTCCCACTCAACTGACGCGCCAATCTACTGACGCCCAATTCCGCCACAGTGTCCTTCTCATAATATAATGACGCGTCCTCCGCAATTATATTTTTACTAGAATCCACTCCTGAGTATGGTTTAAATTGGGAATATAAAATATTATTGTTTGTTACCCAATTATGTGGTGCTATTGCGTAATCTATTTCCTCTTCTATTAATTCTTTGGATAATTCTTTGCCGTTATTTCTAAACCAAAAGACGTTGTTAAATTGTTCCACATCAAAATTCTCCCTCATAATATAATGATGATATACCGTGTCTTCGTTTTCTTTTTCTCGCAACTTAGCAAGAGTAGTCAACTCAACCCCAGTATCTAACCCACGCAAGGTAAATTCGATATTAGTCATTGTCGTTATATATTTATACTATATTTTGTGCAATGATTTTTCCCATTTTCTCATTGTCGAAGGCGCCTTTTTCGGGCCAACCATAAAATTCCACATATGTTCGTATTACAGGTTTAAGTTTTGGACTTATAGAAAGCGATGTCTTCATATCCAACGATTGAATTGGACGAACTTTATTCAAGTCATTCAAATATTCTTCTAATAAAACGGGGTTATAAAGAATGTCGTATGCTATTTCGTATGATTGAGCCGCCTCTTTTAATGCCATATACTCTTTGTAAATGCTTATACTTTTTGTCACCGAGTCTAATATTTTGTAGTATGTTTGCAAGTGATTGATAAATGTCGCAAATTCTTCTTGGGTTAGTTCCAAATCTCGAATTTCATTTAAATAATGTTGAGGAGGTTTTTTTAGCAATGCCGATTTTGCAGCACTTTGAATATTATTTAATGATACGGCGAACGAGTCCAAAAGTTCCATGTTAATGGTTGTCGATAAATAATCTAAATTATATGCACTATACTTAGTCATCATTTCCATAAAAGAGACGCCACCAACCGGTTCAAATAAAGATGAATCTAATAATTCGTATAATACATATACACCTTTTTTAGTCGTTTTCAATGAAATATTATTATTATTTTCATTTCCCCAAAATGAACACAAAACACTGCTATTATTATTAGACGCATCACTATTATGCGTTCGTGGTAAATAAATAAGAGAACCTAGTTTTTGCATATAAATAATCCTTACATTAAATTATTAACTTAATATAGTGTATATGTATAAATATCTATACAGGACATATCTTCATTATCCATTTTTATCTGTAATAATTAGAACATTTTACTCGACGATAATTTTACTATATTTCGCCGAATATATAACAAAAGATAGTTTCGAATATCTAGCAAATATTATGTTAATCCCACTTATAACCGGACTATTTGGACCACCGTTTGTTTATTATTATGCGAATAGTATCGGTTACACAACAAAATATTTATACGATATTTACAGCAAATACGCGCTCGAAACATTCGGATTTTCAGAGAGAGAGCATGCGTATTACGAAATGTTTTCGGTTTTATATAAATCGGTTTTACTGGGATTTATTTTTAGTACCGTAAACCTATATGACGGACTTGTTTTTATTGGTGCGGGGATATTATTATTATATTTGATATTGTTTCCGCCGGATACTTCATATACAGGAAAAAAACTAGTATATAATAAACTTTCCCTATACACATTTCTCATACTGAATTCCCTGTTTATTTATGTAATTACCCACGGAATATTAACAAATGTTAATATTTAAAGCGTTACCTTATATTTATTCAAAATTGTAGTGGGGATAAGCATATGCTTTTTTTCTTCTAATTTTTTAAAACATTTGGTAACCGTAACTTCACTAATATCGCAGATTTTATGTATATCTCGTTTATTTACGTGTAAATCGAATACGTTTACGACCAAATGTATTATCCCGGCAGCAATACTGTGCGGCGTATTTTCTGGAATAATATTGTTTTTTTCGACTATAATTGCAATAAATTCGCACAATTTCGTGAGTTCCGGCGATATATGCAACCTACTGCAAAATCGATTAATAAAATTACTTGGCGATGTATTGCACAAATAGGTCTTATCCGACGATTCCATATCCTTTTCAAGATTATTTATAATAGAAATCGCATTCTTGCAACCTTTTGTAGCACTTGTGCTGTCCAGTTTGAACATATTCGCTATTTCTTTTGCGGTTCTTGGATGAGAGTTTTTCCTGCAAGAAATATAAATGGACGCGGCTATTATACCATCGCGATTTAGTCCGCGGAAGGTTTGTTGTTCGGATATTTTTTTATGAACCCTTATTGCATCATCAATGATGATTTTTGCAATACCCCCATTTTGAGCCATAATTGTAATGCGTTGAAACTCGTCGTATTGTGATTTCTCTTTATATGGCATTGATTGCCATTCCGTATATCTTTTGATTTTTAGCATTTCATAACTGCATGGTCCGTAAGATGGAAGAACCTTACACCCATAAGACGATTCTTCTAACAATGGATTAATAGGCATTCCACACCGCGTTGGATCAGACAAGCAATTGTCATCTGCGCCATAATATCGCCATTCCGCCCCCTGATCAATAATATTTGTATTAATAAAACAACACTTTTCGTTGCTACATATTGGAAATCCGTCATTGCTCAAAAACATAATACTATCACAGTGATTACAAATACAATCGCTTTCGCCGATTGTTGGTATTGATTGAATATGTCCTTGTTTTTTATTATACTCTTCGTCGAATTGCGCCCAACAATGTTTTTTTATATTCTTTCGGGTTTTCATTGTATACAAATATTAATAAAAGCTTCTTTTTAATTCAATTTTTGTTTATTTGTAATATATTATGGCCAGGCCAATATAATATAAAATGTAACAACCACCGCCGCTTGCACTACATCTGAAACAGTCATTATACTATAAATAACTAGAATAAATTTATACCGGGGTTGAAAAACTGGCATCACTAATCATATCATTAATAAAATTCACAAGATTTTTATCCGTGCATTTTGCGTTAAACTCAACGTGTATTTTTTTATCATAATTGTAAAAAAATATTGTAGGATATGCTTCTATTGTTTTATCATCAACGATAGCCAAGCTCTCTTGTGGAACGTCTGTTTCGTCTTTAGCTGAAAAACGAACTGTTTTTACTCCTATAGTTTTGGTGCCGACGCTGGTGTTGGGGATATTCCCGGCATCATCTAGCTGGAAAGAAACTTCATTGTGTTTTAACACACTGTCCCATACCTTTTTTGCTTTTATTGAATAAGGACACCAAGTTACATGATATAATTTAAATGTATCGCTTGTATCTGTAGTTTTATTTTCGGATTTGTTGTTGTATATGTCTTGCATACCAAAATATAATGCAAGTCCGGCGACAATAGAAAAAATAGCTAAATAAAGTAGGGACCTTCTATAATTAAAAATAAATTCTTTTACAGAATCTAACAACTCCATATAAAAGAATATAAACATTATTTTTATATGTCTATTAGCGAATATGATTTTTATTACAATGAAAAATAATTTAGTTAATATTTCTAAAGGAGATTATAGTAGAGATTTAAATTTTATCAAAAAAATTCATAAGGAGATTTTTAACGAATCTATGACTACTCCAAATCATAGTAAAATTTTGGAGGAGTTTTTTATTGAACTATGTAATAAAAATTGAACTATGTAATAAAAAATGATATAAACCTAAAATATAATACTTAATCTAGATAGATTATATGTATATACACAATAACGAAACGTTTGTGTGTTTAATTAGTAACTATATTCCCCCATTAGACGTTGATAATAAAAAATGGGATTTTATTTTAGATGGATTCAGAAATATTTTACTACGAAATTACAATAAATACACAGCACTTAAGGATTATTTGTTTGGCGAGATAAATTTACTTCCTTATGAAAGGAGGCAAGAAATGCTGCTTTGCTTTTGTTCAATTCAACGACATTGGTTTAACTTAATGAAATTTGTAAACATTTGTAAATTTAATTACTTGAAAAATAAATATCCCGAAACCCAATATGACTTGTATTTTAATGAATTATCGGATTTTCCAAATTCTAAAAAAATAACGTTGATGGAATGCGGTAGATTGTATACATTTAAATTGAGTGACTTGTTACATATCATGCGTTCAAATCTAATAAATAACGAAGAGTTATTTTTGGCACCAACAATGCCTAAAAACCCCTTTACTAATCTTCCATTTGCATATCATAACATATACAATTTATATTTTCATAGTAAAAAACATGAAATTGCAATTCCTAAAGTATTTCAATATTTCTTTTATTGCGATTTTTCATTAAAGGATTTAGTTTTTAAATATGAGCCAATTTTACGCGATTGTGTATTAGATAATTTTTGTCAAAATATGTCAGAGCGGCATAAATATGAGACTATTCTTCATATTGTAGCCAGCTATACTAATTTGGTGCCTTTTGTAATTCATAAAGAATATCCTATTAATCGTGTAGTAAAATTGCTGGGATGCACCATTGTTTCTTATATGAAATCGGAATATTCGTTAAATGTTGCTGTTAGAGAGCATAATAAATTCATTTTAACATCAAAATTGCAAACCTTATATTCTCAAACAAAAAATAAAAATTTCGGACAAGTTACTTTTGATGTTTGTTCAGGAAGAATTAGGCCTATTGAAGACATACAAAATACACCATATACATTTATTAATCCTACTGGAAATAATTTTGTCTTTGGTGATATTTTAAATCAAGAAAATACCACACAAGACGACACCGACGATGATATGGAAGGAATACAATATACGGGAGAAATAAGTAATGAGATCGCCCCTTCAAATGCCGTAAATTCATTTAGCTACAGGAGAATGTTGGGAAGAAGAAGATCTCGTATTTTCTCGCCCGATTCAAGTTCTCAAGAAGCTCAATTGCGTTTACGCGAAATGTTAGCAGGAGAAGATTAGATATTAAAGGTAATTAAAGACGAAATATTATAATACTATAATGAATTATTCGAGAATAGTTTCAATTCAAATGCTAATCGTTTGTGCAAATTCTTTTATAACAAAAACACAATTACTTCATAGAAGGCAAAAAATGATGTCTGATGATTATCTTTCTTCTCTTACACATAAGACATTTATTGCGACCACGCCAAGAAAAGTAAGCGGAGATTATCTTTCTTCTCTTGGGGTGGAAGATAAGACATTTATTGCGACTATACCAAGAAAAGTAAGCGGAGATTATCTTTCTTCTCTTGGGGTGGAAGATAAGACATTTATTGCGACTATACCAAGAAAAGTAAGCGGAGATTATCTTTCTTCTCTTGGGGTGGAAGATAAAACATTTATTGCGACTATACCAAGAAAAGTAAGCGGAGATTATCTTTCTTCGCTGGGAGTAGAAGATAAAACATTTAATTTTGTCGCACAAAAGAAAGCACCCGACTCAACGCCAAATATAACTATGAATTATTCGTATATTCCGCTAACTAAAGAGCTAATCAGAAATATGTCTTTGACGCGGATTCTTAGTCGCCATCCTTCTAGTAGGATTCCAATTAACAATGATTATTTGTCCTCGTTATCACCTATAAGAAGCAACTATCAGGCGGGGACTATTGCAAAAATACCTACACACATTTATGCGATGGAATATATTAATAAAGAAATTAAACATGCCCAAGATGCGCTTTTTGATTCTATAGAATATCTTACAGAAGAATTTATATTAAAAACGATTTCTTTACTAAAAAGTGGGGGAACCTAGTGGGGGAACCTAGGTTCCCCCATACCCCCTCCTTTGTGTTTTTTTTGTCCTTTGTTACTTTTATGTCCTTAGTTTTAAAACTAGGGACATAATTATACTTAAAAAATTAGCATATAAATAAATATATTATTTATTAACTAACTAATATGATGTATATTACACTACCTATTGTTAATCCAGAAAAATATGAGGAGCCTGTACCAGACAATGCGAACTGGGTAATGTGCAATATTTGTAATACATTATCTGGTTGTGACTTCTTAGTATTGGCCATCAAGCTTGACACTTGTATTCTCCTAAAACCGTATGAAAAAGTAAAGTGCCTTGAATTTGAAGAATTGTTTGATTTCCAAATGGGGTGCAGTGATTATGATGAAAATCGAATTATTTGTATCGGGGGAACCTAGGTTCCCTCAAACCCTAATATATGTATATAAGTTATATGTTCACAGTTTTGTTTTATGTCCTTACTTTTAAAACAAAGGACATAAAAAGGAACAAAGGAGGGGGTATGGGGGAACCTAGGTTCCCCCACTTATGATTTTTAATTTGGATCACAATTAATGCAGTATTTTTCTCCGTCTCCAGTTATATCGTCATCATAATCAATTGAATAATTAATACCACATGAAATACATTTAAATCGTGATTTTTTGTACAATAAACCTAATGGAAAGTCACCGTCAGTATACGGTCCTTGACCAAATAACACAGTATTAATCAAGTTTTCTATTTTTACTTTTATTAAATTGTTATATATATTAACGTGTATATATCCACGAAAACAGTTAGTCTCATTATCCGTATGATTTTCTAAAGTAGCTATTATAATATTTAATAGCATTTCTACCATATATTCATTTAAACGTGTGTTTGATTTTTTAGTTAACTTGTCAATTGATATTTTTAATTTATCATAAAAAATACAGGATATATCTTTTGGTTTAATTTGATAATCTGAAATCCACCCACGCTCACCCGGTTGTAATAGTGGTGGTTCATCGAGTTGTAAAATATTTGATAAATCTCGTTTAAATTCTTCAACTAAAATTTCTACTTCTTCTACGTTTTTATAAAATATGTATTTATCATTATAATTATCTAACGTATTTTGATCATACAGCACTTTACAAGTTGATGTTAAATATTCCATTTTATATGCTATCTAAATAAATGCTTATATGATTTTATATTATATTTATGCGGGTTCTTCTTCTTCTACAATTAACAATTTCTTTTTAGGTTTTAATATTCTCAACTTTTTTACCTTTGGTTTTACTTCAATTTCTATGACTTCGTTTTCTACGATATGGCTTATTTGTTTTACTTCTGTCACTTTATTTTCTGCAGCAATGTTTAGCTGTTTAATAATATTTTTATATCCAACAATATTTGTATCATTAATTAGTTTAATGTCGTCTTCTGATAATTTAAAATGTTGATAGATTTCCTCATCCGTCCATTCTTTATTTAATGGCGGTAAGGGTATCCATTTACATGTTGATTCGCATATATCTTGAGAGTTTTTTCTTAAATATAACATAAAATTTGGTAATCTACATTTCATATAACTTACTAATGATTTTGCTTCATCTTCACTATTAATATTAAAAGATATATAACTTTTTGTATGAACTTCATTTGGCTTTCCAATAAAGGTATTTCCAAAACAATCGTTGTTTGCACTACTCGCTCTCGCTGTAATAACTTTCCATTTTGTTATATCCTTTTTAATTTCTGATTTTTCTATATATTTTTCAAATCCTTTTTGTTGAGATACATAACATTTAATAGTATTTTTCGTAGGTTCATCCTTTAATCGTGTATCATTTGTTTGTATCTTATAATAATCTTGACTATTATAATGTTTAGTAATTGATTCAAGCTTTATTAATTTAAGAATTAAAGGATGGTATTTTCCATCAACAAATATATCATAATTATTTAATTTAGTTATAGACCCATTAAATTTACAATCGCCATTATGATGAGTATCTTTGAGAAAGTAATTAACACCACCTTTTATTTCAACTGAGTTTCCAAATATAGTTGAAGCATCATCAAAATGCTTAATATATACAATATCGGTTCGTTTTAACATATTTTTACGAAAACTATCTAATCCTTTACCCCCTGAAAACCATCTTGAAGGAATAACAAAACATAACAAATCACATTTTTCAATATAATACTCCACAAACTTGTTATATAATGGTTTTGCACCTGTTGATTTTAATTCCTCATTATAAGGCGGATTACCAATTACAATATCAAACTTAGTAATTCCAAACTCTTTTTGAATATCTAATTGTAAAGAATCACCTTCATACAAATTGAGCTTGAACTCATTATTCATATTAAATATTTGTTTAATGATGAAACAATTCTTCTTAATGTATTCAGCCATAAACAACATCTTTTCTAAAATATGTTTCTTTCTATCTTTTTCATTTGGAATTTTCTTCTTCAAACCATCCATTAACTTGTAATAAATCGCAATAGGAAAGTTTCCCATTCCTGCGGTTGTATCGCCCCATTTTAAAGTTTCATCTTCAAATATGTTTTTATTATATTTTGTTTTGTAGTAGTCTTCTAAATCGCCTAACATATCATTATTAATAAAACTCATCGGGGTGAAAACTTCCCCAAATTTCTTTTTTTCAACCTCTTTGGGTTTCAAACATTCATGAATTAATTCTAATAATTCCTTTGGACTATCTATTAAACTTTGTAACGACATCTTAAAGTTAATAGAGATATTATATGTATTAGAATTCTTATCAAAATATTTTGAAACTATATTTTTTATAATATTTATTAAACCTTTATTATTCCACCAAATTAAACACATATCGTCAAACATATCCAATAGTTCATGGTTTCCTTGTATGTCGTTTAACATCTTAACAAAATCTTTATTTGTATTCTTAATAGTTAAGATGCAAGTTAATGGTATAACATACTGCAGGACATCTTTGGTAAATGAGATTTTAATCTCCTCTTTCTCAGGTTTTTCTTCATCATCACTCTCCGATTTTTCGGGTTTATCACTATCATATTTAACTTTTTCCTTGCCGGATGGTAGCTCTTGTAATTCATCATTTTCGTCTTTAATTACAATCGTTGTATTTACGTTATCGTCTTTTAATGAACTTGTGAATGACTTATTTATCCACTTTTGCGTGGTTGTATCAAACTCAATATAGTCATTATCCAAGTTTCGCAATAAAGACTTGAAACTATTAATTGGGTCGGATTTCCAAATTTCCATTAATTTAAATACAATCGCATCACTATTCAAGTTCTTTTGTTCCATCATATCTACGTCAATATTAATCAAGTGGTTTTCAATCAGATACTTAATTTTATCTTCGATGCTTTTATCGTTCTTATATATCGTGTAATTCACACAAGTATTAAGAACCCGACTTATATTTAAATCCACAACAAATCCGAATTTCTTCTGAGAACATTCGGTCATGCATCTATACATTTGTTGTAAAACCTTATCAGATGAAAGGGCATTATTCATTAAAGCTACAACATCACACATATTCAGTGTAATGCCTAATGTCAGCATATTACCAGCTAATAAAATTAAACCTTCCTTGCCTTCCGCTTTTGCTATTTTTTCCTTTTTTGTAATATCTTCCTTAACATCTTTTGCTAAATCTTTATTCTTGCGATTAATACATAACACATTATATTTTCTGAGAACATTATCTTCCTTCATTAATTGTTCTAAACATTTTGAAATTTCATTAATATTATCACTTGGTAGAAACCAAATTTGTGTAAAAGGTGAACGTGTTTCTTTATCAGAACATATTTTCAAAATCCGTGAAAACATAGATTTATCACCATTTTTGAAATCTACTTCTTTATTTGAACCCGATATAAAGCGTAATATTGTTTTCACCTCATTTTCAAATTGAAACTTCGTCTTTTGCTTATTCAGTGCAAACAACACATCAAAACAAAACCCGTATTTACTACCCATAATTTTATCTTTAATCATATCGTATCTTTGACTATCAAATATCGTTGTAATTAAATACAAATCGGGCATATTTTCATAAGGTTTAAACATATCAGTAAGAGATAACCCATTATTAGTAAAATACTTAATGATTGTGGTAATACTTGTATCACCATGTTTCTCTTTTAATTTATCAACATTCATCTCATCTACCAAAATGCTTTTACATATTTGTTCGTCTTCAATATCCCAATACATCCGACATTCTTCTGGTATATTCCATTCACGCAAAGGTTTATTATAAGTTGCTGTTAGATATACTTTAATCGTGTTCTTGGATGAGTAAGAATCTAAAATAGTTTTGGATAAATCAGTAGTTCCACTAAAATGGTTTTCATCAAAACCAATAATATCCAATTTCAGATTCTTAATTTTCATAATAGTTTTATCATCAATATATTTTTGTAATAGTTGTTTAGACATAACAAATATATTGCTCTCATCCAATACCAAACTCTCAATATTTTTAAAACCATCAATATGGTGTATTTTGAATGCTTCAAATTCTTTAAATTTATTAAATAAGTCATCCGTAAATTGCGGCGCAGTTTCGGTTGGAGCGGGTGTAATAATCAAAACATTTAATTTTTGCTTGATTTCAAATTGCTTGATAATTAAACCACCAAACATATAAGTTTTACCACTTCTACACTTACACCCCCATATAAATGATTTATATCCTTCTTCAATAAGATTAGACGTTTTTTGTGTAATAAGTTCTTGATGAAATCTCAAATATAAATTACATTTAGGCGATAAATAGATTTCATCATAATTAATTTTTGTATTTGCGTTCAAATGTTTAAGCATATCCGCCTTAAAATGTAAGAAACACTTATTCAAATCATTCTTATCTAAAATATTTTCTTCGTTCATATACTTTGTAATATAATTGCTTGATTTGTTTGTATTTTTTACCTTTTCTAAAACGGACTTCTTATCAGGGACAAGTAACCAAATATTAAAATTAGGATAAATATGCTTATTATCATCAATCACCGAAATTATATTTTGAACCTCATAATAAGCAACTGATTTTTGTTTGGTGATTTCATCTTTACTTTTAGGATACTTAGAAGTGATAAAAGTAAAGCTATCGTCCGCATTATTAAATAATGATATATCCGAACATCCACTTGAATTACCACTCGCAACTTTTTCAGTTAAATAATGTGTAAAGGTCGTGAGTGGTTTAAGATTTCCATTATTCATATTACCAATCATATGCGTAAAATCCGATTTTTGAAAATGGTTACAAAATCCAAATTTAATACACACATCCCATATGCGTTCATATATAATTCCTTTTTCAGATTGATTTTTACAAGTAGCCAATATACTATCAACACTCTCAAATGTTGTAATATGTGCGATAAATTCTTCAACATTCATATTCTTCATCATAGCAAAACTCATTTCGTCTGTATTATTCATTAAGTGTTATATTATCTTTATTATTTCATTTATTCAAATCAATTTTATAGGTTTTGAGTTTATGTTTTCGTGTTGATGGTTTTCTTGCATATTCTGTTTTTTTACTTGTTCCATAAGCATATTCAAAATAATTCTTATAATTTTCTGGTTTTACTTTTTCTATTGATGTATCAACATTTTTTGCTAATTCTTCAAAACTATTTACATTTTTTTCTTTTTTATGTAGGTTTTTATTTGGTTAAAATAATTTTCTATTGGCGAATTAGTCATAGGGGTATATGGAATAGAAAATAAATATTTATTACCGCTTTTTGTAATTGCATCTTTTACCATTTGGTTATTATGACTTTTAGCATTATCTAAAATTATAAGATGGTCTTTGTATTTGGGAAATATTTGAGTTTCTAAAAAATCAACAATTCGTTCTTGGGTAGTTCCACCCTTTTCATAAAATATTTTTCCAACACATTTTTTATTATTAATTGAGATATAAAAGGTTTCTATTGATTCATTAGACTCTGTGTCAAGTAGGGGGTATGGGGGAACCTAGGTTCCCCCTATAATTAAAATTGAATTAATGTTAGCAATATTAACATACTATAATAATGCCGGAAGTAGTAGGGGCAGTTCTTGTAACAAACAATAAAGTAATTTTGACCAAAAGATCATCAAATTGTAAATCTTATCCTAACAAATTTGAATTTCCTGGTGGTAAAGTTGAAAAAGGTGAAGGTCTCAAACAAGCACTTGTCCGCGAATTAAAAGAAGAACTTACTATTGATGTTGAAATAAAAAATATTATTGATTTTGAAAAAAATAATTTGAAAATCAATAATTTGTCTTTGACGCTATTTATTGTTAATAAATGGAATGGTAATATTATATTGGACCCGGATGTTCATAGTACAATGGTTTATATTGATTTTAAAGATTTGATTGCTGTTGATGACTTACTGGAAACAGATGCGATGCTTGTCCCGGATTTGATAAAATCCATTTTTTAGATTTTATCAAAAGCCTCCATTTCTTTATTACATTTACTACAGCACACTGCAATTTTTACATCTTCGTGTGCTTCTCTAACAAGGCGATCTAAGAGTACAAGATTTTTTGTATCATCTAAATTTTGAGCTAATACTTCGTCTATTATATCTGATTGTGTTACACCAATATGTGCACATGTTAATTGTTTACATTCAGTTCCACAAACAGGACAAATAGAATTACCATTTTCAATCTTACAGGATTTTTTGAATTTTTTAATTGGATTATAGTTTTTTATTCGTTTCTGGTTTAACTCGCGTAATGCATTTTTATATTGACGATCCCTCCATTTACTGTCTTCCTTAATTTTATCGTTAATGTCCTTAAATAAAAATTGATATTTTTTGTCGTGTTTGCTCTCTTCATTATGAAGGGGATATCTAATTTCTTCGCTATCAACCATAGCATAATATCTGTATTTCTTAAGATAAATATATTTTCAATTTTATTAAATATAGGCCATCAACACCTCCTTTTTTCGAGATATAAAAGGTTTTTACTGATTCATTAGACTCTGTGTCAAGGAAGGGGTATGGGGGAACCTAGGTTCCCCCACACACAAATGTATTAACTATTACTTCCTCCGCCATTTAATTTCTTTATAAAATATTCATCATATACATTTTGTTTCATGGGATTTGTATCTATCTTTTTATATTTATTATCAGCACTAGTGGTCTCTTGTGAAACTTCTTCTTTTTTTTCTTCTATAATTTTCCCCGTTCCGTCGATTTTCTTTCCAAGTTTTTCCTTTATTTCTTGGCGAGCATATGCAGGAATCCATCCTTTCCAGGATATTAATAAAATATTTGGATTTATTAATTTCACAAAGAAACCATTATCTTTAAGCTTATCAAATACATAATTTATACAAATATTGAAATCATATTCAGGACTTCCTAATAAAAATAATGGAACCTGAAACCAACAATGTTGATCATTGTTTTGTTGTCGCGAAACAATTTTTATTTTATTATGTATTTTCGCCAACATTTTATTGTATAGATTTAGTTTCCTAATAGCCGCTTGCTGTTGTTTTTCGTATAAATCGTCTAAATTTATACTAGTTTCTTCTTGTTCATCGGATAAATCAAATATGGTAGACATAAATTAATAACATATTAAATATAAATCAAATTGTACAAATAAATGATTAATACATTAATTTTACCGGCTTGTGGTCAAAACATAACCGTCCTTTTCGGGGCACTGAAAAAGTTAAATGAAGAGAAAATTTGGAGACATGAAGACATTACAGAAATTTACGGGACTTCGGGGGGTAGTTTTATTGGCTTATTAGTTTTATTAAATATTGACCTTGATTTAATTAAGAAATATTTTGTAAATAAACCGTGGAATATGTTAATGCCTTCCACCAATGAAGCTTTTCAAAATTTATTTAATTCCGGCGTATTGGAAAGAACGTTATATAACAATATCTACGAACCTCTATTTAAAAGTTGCGATCTGGAACTTGATATTACCATGAAAGAACTATATGAAAAAACAAACAAAACATTGTATGTTTATGCTACAAATTTAAATACTTTTAAAATAGAGATTTTTTCACACAAAAATCATCCTAATTTACCAGTATTAGATGCAATTTGGATGAGCTGCACAATACCAATTATATTTAAACCAATGTTTTATAAAAATAGTTATTATTTAGATGGGGGTATTCATATGAGAAACCCTATATATGATTTTCCATTAGAAAATCGCGATAATGTTTTAGCATTTAATTTAATATGGCAAGGTTATTATGAAGAAGAAACACCAGACGAATCAGAGAATTTTCTTTCGCTATATACCTTAGTTAAAAAATTTATAACCGGGATTTATAAATTATTAAGAACTGTCCCTAAAACAATAACTCTTAAACACCAAGTAAGAATTGATTTAACAAATGCTACTTCCATTTATGAATACAATACGTGGAAAAAATTTTTTTACGATAAAGCGCACAGGTTAGAACAGTTTAATTTAGGTGAAAAATGCGGCGAAATATTTGTAAATAAAAAAATTTTAATAGATAATTTTAATATAAAATAATTTAAAAGTCAATTACATATTTATCGTCTATCATTTTCTCATCAATATTTTGTTTCTTAATATAATTCGCATGTTGTTCTAGTTTCATATTACTACTAGAACAATAATCTTCATTATTTACTTTCATTAAGCCATCCAATATTGGATTGCCGCGTTCTTCGCCAACATCTACATCATTGTGAATATATTTATCGTGATCCACCAAAACATCAAAACTATTTGTTCCAAATGAGCCTAGTTGTCCACACATTACATTTGACGAAATTCCTTTCATATCATCCAATTCGGCGTGTCTCGCCGCTTTCATAAACATTTCCGGCGTTTCCTCGAACGACGCCTTAGCAATTGGACCAATATTGTCATTATTAATACCGTGTCTAAATATAGAAATCATCTTTGATGAATAGGTCATACGGTCGGTTAATAGTCCTAGATGATGTGCGTTAATATAACTACCATCCTTTTCCGTAATCTCTAGAAATTCGTTATAAATCGACAATCTGGCCGCCTCTATTCCCAAAACACGCTGCATCTCAGTAATGCTATTAGTATATGTATTTTTTTCATCGATATAATCTAAACCAAGAGTTATCAATAAATTAGAACCAACTGTATCCAAAATCCATATAGGTTTATTATTATATTTTCCATCAGAATATTCCATATGTGATGGATCTTTCCGCAACAATACCTTCGAAATTCCCTTCAATCCCCGCAGAGAAATATTATCCATCAGCTGTTCCGCGAAATTTTTAATATAACAAATTTCATCTGATTGATCCAAGTCGGCCGGACTAATTTTTGTTTGTTTGAGTTGCTTGATTCTAATTCGGAAAATCAAATTATCCGAATTGTAATCGCTATACACAGTAGAAATGTTTTGTTGATAAATGCTTTTCAAGCAATAATCGATATCATCAAGCGTGATATTCTTTTTAATCAACTCATGTTTATCCAGAGTTAAGCGAATTATCCATTTAGATTTTTCGCTATGTTCGGTTTTGGTATTCATAAACTCGTCTAACATGGTTTCGAAATCACTAAATTCTTTCATCAAAGAATCATCTTCTTCCATACCAGTTTCATATTCATTTGGTTCATAACAAATTTGCAATTTTTTAACAATCGATCGCAATTTCGTCTCTTCAATCATATTTAATACACGCTGACTTCTATCCAATGAAACCGCGTCCTCTTTTTTCAAATAAACGGACATCGACGGATTCTTAGGATTATCAGACAATGACAAAATTTCCTCTACCCTAGGAACACCCCTAGTAACATTAGATTTACTGGCAACACCAGCTAAATGAAATGTGTTAAGAGTCATCTGTGTAGTAGGCTCACCAATAGATTGTGCGGCTAAAATGCCAACCATTTCTCCAGGGCTGACTATCGCCTTTTTGTAATAATATACAATCTTGTCCAATAGAAATACTAGACTATCGCGATTGAAGCGTTTCATCACTAGCAGAGATTTCGGATTCAAGTAATAGTAATACATTACCTTGAAAAGCTCATTGGGACTATTGTATTCAAATTTGCAAAGAATGTTATCATACACGTTATCGATCATCTCGATCGCATCCATGATTGTAATATCAACCAACAAGGTATCATTAAACATTTGTTGTTTGACATTTTCTATAATATGTTGAAACGCGACAGGACATCTGATTTTATCCACTCCACAGCAATTATAAACATCCTCTATAATGCGGCGTTGATTCATTAGCATCATGTTTACTGTTTTATCATACCATTTATTGAATTTATCATTATGTTGCTTTTCCTTCATTGTATTAATTGCACTTTGTGTAAAAAGGAGTTTATTTGCATCATCAACCTTGAATGCAAAATACCCATAAATTTCGTCAATGCTCATCTCCAATAAAGGCAGCTTTTGATTTTCCACCTTTGTTGCATCAAAACCATCGTCGCCATATTTGAATTGCACGATTTTATTCTTATTGTTTCTTACCGTATTATCGTAACAAATCTTCAAATCTTCCATACCTTTTACTAGTCGCCGTTGGATATATCCCGTTTGCGAGGTCTTTACCGCAGTATCAATAAGACCTACACGGCCACCCATTGCATGAAAGAACAATTCTTGCGGAGATAATCCTTTGATAAAGCTATTCTCAACAAAGCCGCGCGCAATGGGCGAATCGTCGTATTTATAATAATGAGGCAGTGTCCTATTATCAAATCCATACGGAATTCGCTTTGCATCAACACTAACTTGACCTAAACAAGAAATCATTTGCGAAATATTCAAATCAGAACCCTTAGAACCCGCATTAGTCATTACAACAAATCTATTACTATCCGATAGACTGTTGCGACCAATTTTACCCGCCTTTGAACCCGCTTCTTTTAAGATATTATGGACCTTATTTTCAAATTCTTCTTCATTTGAACGTCCAGTCAAATTTTCAAATACATTAAAATGTGTGCTGTTAATAAGATCATTTACTTGTGTCTTGTGTTCATCTAGTAATTTATCGATTTTATCGCTGGTAACTTTATTGGAAATCAAATCGCTCATTCCAACGCTGTAACCACTGGTTTTCATGTATTCGGTAACAATCATTTGGATATTGTCAATAAAATCCGCGGCACAATCGTTGCCTACGTCATTGTAAAGCCTATGAATAATACCCGATGTAGTAGACCCCAACACTTGTTTATCCATGTAACCCCTAGCAAAGTCCCCGTTTTTAATCTCCAATACATTTTTCGATGTTTCCATTTTATCTTTTTCGGAAAATTGGCTTGTCTTGTATTTTAGTGATACATTTTGCAATACTTGACTAATAATGTCAAGACCGCTTATTTCCCCCCCACTATTTTTCAGTTGCTCTTGAAACCGCGTATTATTAATTGTAGGAAGCGCACATAAAAGATTCATCGCTCTTTGTTTTGATATAGGTTTTTCGCGCTTTGTCAATCTATATGTTCCAAGCAGCGAATCTTGGAAAATTCCAATAATAGTATTGTTTTGGGCAGGACTTACAATCTGATTTGGAACTGCTGCAATATATTTGAGTTCTATTTCAGACATAATGTCTTGCGGGACGTGCATATTCATCTCATCGCCATCAAAATCCGCATTGTAGGGTTTAGTATCACCAACGTTCATACGGAAAGTATCACCTACATGCAAAATTTTCGCTAAATGGCACATCATACTCATTCGATGAAGAGTTGGTTGCCTATTAAACAACACCGCATCGCCATCCATAAGATGACGGTGAACAATATCGCCTTTTTCTATTTTAACAGATTGCAAATCGACATATTTTAGTGCAATTGTATCGCCATTTTTCTTTTCTAAAATATTAGCACCCGGATATACATTTGCCCCATTTTGAATTAATTTCATCAAATAGTTGTAATTCAAATCGTTAACCAATACGGGTTTTGTAATATTTTTCGCAATTTTCAAGGGAATACCTAATTCCTTAATCGACAAATTTGGATCTGGTGTAATAACCGAGCGAGCACTAAAATCTACTCGCTTTCCCATAAGATTTCCCCTCACACGTCCACCCTTTCCGCTCAATCTATCTTTTATAGCTTTCAGTGGCCTACCCGATCGTTGAGCAACGGGACCAATTCCGGGTATTTTATTGTCCACGAGCGTCGCAATGAAATATTGCAACATGTTTGTCCAATCATCTATAATATTCATTGCGGCTTTCTCCTTGATTTTAGCACGTAGAGTAGTATTAGCCTTAATAATATTAACGATAATATGACTGAGATCGTCTTCGCTGCGTTGTTGAGCATCATGACGAATCGACGGTCTTACAGCTGGAGGAGGAACGGCTAAAACTTGACAAATCATCCAAGATGGCCTCGAAAATATAGGACTAAATCCCATAAATTGAATGTCGTCGTCGGAGATGCGGTTAAATAGCGTTAGAACATGTTCGGCACTAAGCTTAATTGTTTTAGGTTGACTTTCGTCTTCGATTGCGTCGGCTTCCCATTCCATAATAAGAGTGCTAATATTTTCCTTCTTGATTTTAGCGGCTTGGCGAAAACCGCAACCACCCTCACAACATTCGCCACAAGTTTTCACTTTAGCACACAGAGATTGCACCTTATTCCATCTCCCCTCACGAGTAGTCTCAAAACTCAATACACGTTCATACTTGGTTTTAGAAATTAATAGTTTGCTGCACTTAAAGCATACACATTTCAAAATTTTTGTAACTGTATTCAAATATTGATAATAATATACTGGTCGGGCTAGTTCAATATGACCAAAATAACCAGGAGAATTAATATAATCTAATCCATCTGTTGGACAAATATATCCGGGATCAGAAACACCCATCCTAGGATCAAATAATCCACCAATCACCGGTTTATTATTAATATATGTATCACGCGAAACAATTTCTACTGCTGATCCTCGGCGAATTTCATCAGGGGATAAAATACTAAATTGTATTCCCACAATTTCAGACGTATTTTTTAACATAATATTATATATTACTTATATTTTAGATTGTTTTTGATTTTCAATTTTTATAATATTATGTCATTGAGTTTTTTTTGAACATCTTTAACATTGATATTCAAACCCGAAACTAAACATAGAAGGAGATTTCGTATTTTTTTTTTAAATTCAGGAGTTAGGTCTAAATAAATCCTTAAAACCTCTACATATAAATATAAGAGCCCCCAATAATCGTGCTTTCTGTAAAAGTGTGTCAAAAAATAATCCCTATCAAATTTACCATTAACTAAACATTCTCTTGCGATACTATTAATATAACTATAAAGCCAATTCTTAACCGTTTTATTCATATGTTTTTCAGACGTTTTCTCTAATTCACTATAAAAGTCCTCATATTCAAAAATTAAAATATCAAATGCAATTGGATATTCAAATATTGTGTTTTTTGATTCGTTTATTGTTTTTTTTATGTGTTTATCCAGGATATGTGCAGGTGTGCCATTTGGTATATTAAAGAGAATATTTTCATACGGATAGCTAAAAAAGAATTGATCATGTGATTCATGAATATGAGTTTCATCATTGATAATAGCAAATCCCCAATCAATTACTTTAATATGTTTATTATTCCATACCAAATTCGACGGTTTCAAATCCAAATGATAAATATTTTTCTTATGTAGTGGTATTAGTCCATCTTTTAATAAAGTTATAACTTTTTTAGTTATTGTTTTTATAAATTTTTCTTTTAAAGCAACCGAAGAGTTTTTATGTTCTCCTATATGCGTGTGTAAGTCTTTTCCACCATAAGGCTGATAATTTGCTAATAAGACTTCGTTTTTCTTGT